GAGATACTAGAGAAACATTAATTGAAATGTATCCACTTGTATTTGATATGTGTGCCGAAAAGGGATATAACATGACCGGCAGAGACCATATAATTGCATTTGACACTAAACGAGGAGTATAATGAACTACACAGTAACAACAACATTTGGAAATAACGTAAAAATTACATATATTATAACAAAATGAAAAAGATACTTTATTTTACAGCAGATTGGTGCGGCCCATGCAAAATGATTAAGCCGCAGCTTCTAGAAGCATCTAATCAAATATCAATAACATTTATCGATGTAGATACAAATTCATCAACCGCAGAACGATACAATGTTAAAAATATACCTTGTGCTATATTAATTGATTTAAATGGCCAAGAAAACGGAAGATTGGTTGGACCAAATATATCTAAACAATCAGTAATAAATTTATATAACAAATAAAAAAAAGAATCAGTTATGAATTGGAAACCAATTGGAGATCAAGTACTCCTAAAACAACTAGAAAAACAAGACAAAACAAAGAGTGGTATCATTATAATGAACTCATTGGATGATTATATTGAATGTGATGTTATGGCCGCAGGAGACGGGTTATTTACGCAAACAGGTACAAAAATACCAATGACTGTTAAAGTTGGAGATCGCATAAAAATCTATTCCGGAAACCTAGGAGCACAAAAGAAAGTGCAAGTAGAAAACGCCGATTTTATTTTGGTTCGAGAACATGAAATTGCCATGATAAATACAAAACCATGATTGAAATCTTAGGGTGGCTTAGCACAACCTTAGTTTTAGCTGGATATGTATCAAATGCTAGAGGGTGGACTAAGACAGCCATGATTACCTGGATTATAGGAGATACTGGATGGATTACGTATGACTTTTTTATTGATAATTTTAGTCATCTTGTATTAAGTTTAGTTATTATAGCAATTAATGTTTACGGAATTTATAGATTATGGAAAAACTTATCAGTCAAGCAAAAATAGCACACCAAGTAAAACGGTTAGCAAAAGAAATTTCACGAGATCATATACAAAGCGGTAACACATTGCCACCAATAATGATTTGCATATTAAATGGTTCTATACATTTCTTTTCGGATTTAATTAGAGCAATGAAAATTGATTGCGAAATTGATTTTATTCGATTAAAATCTTATGCCGGACAAGATAATTCAGGCGGTATACAAGTCCTTAAAGAATTAGAACTAGAATTAAAAGGTCGCCGAGCCTATATTGTTGATGACATCTGCGATACCGGTAGCACAATATTAGAAGCACTGTTTATGTGCAATAGTAAATTAGTACAAGAAGTTAGAGTTGTTACCCTGTTGAAACGCAAAGACGGCGTCAATATGACTGATTTTTGTGGATTTACTATCAACAAAGAATGGGTTGTGGGCTACGGACTTGACAACAATGGAATACAACGAGAATTACCACACATATATAAATTAAATTAATGTATAAAGCAATCGGCTACGATAAAAAAGCGGGCATCATGCACGTTTGGGATGATGAATTAGGACATCGCAAATTTCCTTTTCAGGCATATGGATATTTGCCTAATCCAAAAGGAACATATCAAGCTCTAGACGGAACACGATTAAATCAAGTACCAGGTAATCATCGAGATAATTCTAAATCATATGAATCTGACTTAAATGAAGAAGTTAGAACATTGATTGATTTATATTATGAATCAGACGAGCCGTCTAAAGGACATAAAGATTTCTTTTTTGATATTGAAACTGCAAAAGATGAAAATGGGTTTAGCACAATACAAGATGTTCGAACCGCAATTACTTCAATTGCATATTATGATAAAGCAGGAAAAGATCGACGAGTATTGATCTTAGACGAACAAGGTCGTATCAAAGAACATGAAATACAAGGCGATGGATATACAATAGAAATCTTTCGTCATGAAAAAGATCTATTAACTAGATTTATCAACGTATTTGCACAAATACAACCAACAGTTATAACTGGATGGAATACAGACGGATATGATGTTCCTTATTTGCTAGGTCGATGCAAAAAAGTATTAGGTGCACAAGCAATCAAGAAATTTTCTCCTGCCGGCATTGTAGAACAAGGCAGAACCGGTAAATGGAAGATACTTGGAGTTTCTAGTTTAGATTACATTAAATTGTATAAAAACTTTACATATACTGAACTACCTAATTATCGATTAGACACGGTTGCTAAAAAAGAATTGGATCGAGGCAAAGTTGAATATGATGGAGACTTGGATACATTGTTTACCCAAGATATTCATAAATTTGCATATTATAATATGACGGATGTTGATCTTGTTTATGAAATGGATGAAAAGCTTCAACTTTTAAATTTAGCAAGATCAATTTGTCACAAAGGACATGTTCCGTATGAAGATGTATATTATGCATCTAAGTATTTGGATGGTGCTGCTATTGTTGATTTAAAACGCAATGGATTTGTTGCACCGAACAAGCAATTTAGATTTATTGAAGAAGAAACAATGGCAGATGCATTAGCCGGCGCATATGTAATGGCACCTGTACCTGGCCTGTATAAATGGATATATGACTTAGATTTAACTTCATTGTATCCAAGCATCATTATGACTGCAAATATATCTCCAGAAACTAAAGTAGGAGTTGTAGAAAATTGGAATCAAGAATGCATGTTAAACTCAGATTCACTGCCGGCTACAATAACATTGGCTTCTGGTAAAACACAACAAGTTGATAATGTTAAAACATGGTTGACACAGCACAATTATAGTATTGCTAGCAACGGCGCTACATATAACAATGAACAACGAGGGTTTCTTCCAACTATTCTAGAAAAATGGTTTAATGAACGTGTTATCTTTAAAGATAAGCGTGACACATATAAATTTGGTACAGAAGAATATAAATTTTATGATGCATTGCAATTAACACAAAAAGTATTGCTTAATTCATTTTATGGAGTATTAGGACTTAAAACATTTCGTTTCTATGATTTGGATAATGCCGGAGCAATTACAGCAGTAGGTCAAAGTGTAATAAAATTTTCAGCTAAGGTTATTAATAACTATTACAAAAAAGAATTGGGAGTTGACCACTTTATTAATGATAGTGGAGACAAAGCAGAATTTGCATTTTACACTGATACGGATTCAACCTTTTGTAGCAGTTTGCCATTAATTGAACATAGATTTCCTGGATGTGACACTAACGATGAAACATTTATGATTGAACAAACCAATGCAATTGCATCTGAAATACAAACAACGGTTAATGCAATGTATGACCAATATGCAAAAGTATTCCATAATACAACCGCACATCGATTTCAAATTAAACAAGAATATATTGCAAAATCCGGTTTATGGATTGCCAAGAAAAGATATGCCCAATGGGTTATTTTTAAAGAAGGCAAATCTACGGATAAATTGGATGTAAAAGGATTAGATGTTGTTAGATCTAGTTTCCCAGAAGATTTCAAAAAGATAATGAAAGAAACATTGTGGTATATCCTTAAAGGAAGAAACAAGCAAGATACCTCGACATTGATACATAACTTTAAAAATAACATTAAAAGTTCCAAAGTATTGAATGTAATGAAGAATTCAAGTGTTAAGGAATTGTCTAAATACATCAAAAAAAGAAAACCATTTACAGGTTACATAAAAGGATCGACAGCACACGTAAAAGCCGCAATTAATTTCAATGATTTATTGAGTACATTAACTACGGATATTTTACCTATATCTGACGGAGAAAAAGTTAAATGGGGCTATCTAGTAGGCAATCCGTACGGGTTTGAAACTATTGCATTACGAGGATATTTAGATCCACCCGAAATAGTTGCATTTGCAGAACAATACATTGATCACAATAAAATGTTCACGGCAGACCTAAGCAACAAGTTCAATGATTTCTATGCAGCAATGAGTTGGGGTGCATTACCAGAAAATAACAATGCAAAAAAGTTTTTTAACTTTGGAAATTAAGAATAAATTTATTATATTATAGTATGATTGGTTATAAAACACATTGGTACGGCAAAGAAATAGAAGGCCGTTACACTGATATCGAAACATTGTTTATTGCAGACATTAAAGCCCTAGACAGAATTGTAGCAGGAAAAAACCCACACGTTTATTTTTGTTCCGGAGCAACAGCACAATTAATTGACGATGATCGATGGGCTACGGTATTCAGAATGATTTCTGATACTAGTTTCGTAACAATTGAAGTTACTCCCGGTATGTTAGAAAAGATACCTCCAATGATTCGAATTCGCGCACACATCTTGTTAATGTTAAATTGTACGGATGCCGCATTGTTAAAACAATCAGACAGCATTAAGGTTGTATATGCAGATTATTCTTTGTATTGTACAACGGTACATAATATGCAACATGTTGTCCCGGATATGTATAAATTTGATAGAGATAAACAATGATAAGAGGAGTTATAGCAGGAAACTTTGATGTAATACATCCAGGATACATTGCCATGTTTGATGAATGCAAAAAGCACTGCGATAGATTAATAGTGTGTCTACATGAAGATCCATCCGTTGAACGACCAGAAAAACTTAAACCAATATTACATTGGAGTGACCGAGTAAAGATACTTGATTCACTTAGGCAAGTTGATTTTGTATTTCCATACCAAACAGAAGCTGATCTTTACGAGGCTCTAGTTAAAGGAGACTTTGATGTTAGGTTCCTAGGAGATGATTATGTAGGAAAAACTTATACCGGTTATGAATTAAACATTCCTATAAAATACCTAAACAGAGACCATGGATGGTCAACAACAATGTACAAACAATTAATAGCAGATTCATTAAAATGAAATACAGCGTAGTAGTAACATTTAGCATTGAAGGATTTCATAATTGGCCAGATGCCAAAGCCGTATTTCCACAAGTAGCATTCTTATCGGATAGACATAGACACATGTTTGGATTCCGTTGTTATGCAAAAGTAACGCATACAGATCGTGATGAAGAATTTATCATGTTAAACAGAAAGATACAAAAATTACTTAGAATTGAATTTAGTCGAGAAGAAACAAATATATTAGAATTTGATTCGATGTCGTGTGAAATGATTGGAGAATGGCTACTAGTAGCAGTCCCCGCTCTTTATAAAGTAGAGGTTTGGGAAGATTGGGAAAATGGTTGTGTTATTAAACGATAATTGTAAAAGTTATGAAAATATTTTTAGTAGACCTAGAATCAATACCGACACGGTATACTTGCGAATGGAAGACACATATTCCACAACTATTACGTGACAATGGATTTGATGTTCAAGTTATAGAAGGCGAACATACAATTCCAGAAGCCGTCACTCCTGGCGCATTTTTAAACTTTGGTGGTACTAACATGTATAAAGCAACACAGCTTCACAAGTTGTCTGAATTGTTTACATTGGGTAAGATCGCCGCAGGAGACCATATCATTTTTACAGATGCATGGCACCCAGCTATTATCAATGTAAAATATATGAGTGAACTTCTAAATATTCCGGTTGTAATGCACGGACTTTGGCACGCGGGTTCATATGACCCAAATGATTTTTTAGGTCGGCTCGTAGGAGATAAACCATGGATTAGACACGCTGAACAAGCCTTTATTGGAGCACTAGATCATAATTGGATTGCGACAGAAGAACATTTTCAATTGATATGCAAAACATATGATGTATTTTTAAATTCAACGTTTGATCAAACGGGTTGGCCAATGGAATATACCCATGATATGATTACTCCTAAACCATTTAATGAAAAAGAAAATATTATTGTTTTTCCGCACCGAATAGCACCTGAAAAGCGATTAGATTTATTTCAAGAATTAGCATTGCGGCCGGAATTAGCACATTATCAATTTATTGTAGCAATGGATTTAAATTTGACTAAAACAGAATATCATGAACTTCTTCAAAGATCAAAGTTTGCAGTATCATTTGCAGATCAAGAAACATTGGGAATTTCAATGTATGAATCAGCTTGTGCCGGAGCATGTCCTTTAGTACCTAATCGGTTATCATATACAGAAATGTATAGTCCTATTTTTAAACAAGCAGATTCAGTAAACGATGCTGTTACTGCAATATTGAAATATGAACAACAAGACTTAACAAATGATATTGCTAAATTAACAAATTATTTACATGACCGATTTTTTTCAGCAACAAGATTAATTAATTTACTAAAAGAATATAAAAACAATGAAAGAACAAGATAAGCGGTTCATATATTTTCCGTCGTTGTCTGCAGGCTCAATGGTCTCGGCATTCAAGAAAGATATGAAATTTGAAAATGGAGACCCGGTAAAGTTCTTCGACTCAAGATATCCAGATAAGTGGAGACATCCATATTTTCTAATCACAGCAGGACACCATTACAAGAAAATGGATTTCCGAGACACGATGGGCTTAGAAAAAGATGTGTTAGTGTTTGGAGACTCAGGTGGATATCAGATAGCAACCGGAGCATTACCATATAGCAATGAATTGCGTGAAAAAATATTTCATTGGCTAGAAGCTAATAGTGATGTAGCAGCAAACTTAGATATTCCACCTAAAACAAAATATCGAAATAAATTTGCAGAATGTGCTGACATTAGTTATGACAATTTTGCTTATTTTGAAAAACATCAAAGTGGTAAGACCAAATACCTTAACATGTTGCAAGGATCTAACACTGATGAATATACTTGGTGGTATCATAAATTTAAGCATTTTGATTTTCAAGGTTGGGCAATTGGAGGTCCACAAAAATTAGTAGACTTTATGTTTGCAGTTGCATTGATGCTCAAAGAAAAAACATTTGAAAATCCTAGACTAGAATATTTGCACTTATTGGGTATTAGCAAAATATCCGACTTTTTTATTCTAGCAACATTGCAAAAATTAATGAATAAAAATTATGGCAATAGAATCTATGTAACAACGGATTCATCATCGCCAGGACAATATCCAGTATTTGGAACATATCTTCATTCAGCAAATTATAAAACACAAACCTTTTCGGAATTGTATTTTCCTAAAAATGCTGAATATAGAAGACAAGCTCATATTCGTCAAGGAAAAATAGGAGAAGTGTCTATTGATCTATCACAACATGTACCATGTGCATTACATTGTCCAGCATGCACCGACTTTACATATGATTTGTTAGGCGGAAAAACAGATGCTGGATTAGATAGATATTCGCAAGAAGCTATGCCAAGAATGGTTGTTCACAATGTGCATTTATATGTGCAATGTGCAGAGGAAATCAATCAACTAGTAGACAGCCATGTAGAATTGCTAGAAACAGTAGTACCAAGAGACTTGTATGATGTTATCTTGTCACTACATGAAATGTTTGCCGATCCTGACGCAGCATTACAAACATATGAAAAATATATTAAAACATATAAAAAGTTTGGTGGAAGTAGCATATCAACCACTGATGCCGAAAATTTCAATAAATACTTTACATTTTAAAAAACAAATAAAACAATGGAAAAAAGCAAATTACAATCATTTATTAATCGTTATTATTTAGCAGGAAATTGCGAGGCAGTTATCCTTAAAGAAAACGAAACAGGTGTCGGCTGTGAATTAATCGACATGGATCAAACCGTAGTTGGTAAGATTCAATGGAATACAACTCCTTTCATGAAAGGTATGTTAGGTATCAATCATACAGGTGCATTAACTAAGATGTTAAGTGCATTAGGTGAAAAAATTGAAATTGAAGTTAAAGATGCAGCAGGTAAGAATTATGCAATGTGTATTTCGGAAGGAAGTACCCGCGCAACATTCATGTTAGCAGATACAACGGTTATTCCAGCAGTTCCTAGCATTAATGCAGAACCAGAATATGTTGTACAAGTTGCCGTTAATGATGACTTTATTAACAAGTTCATCAAAGCAAAAAATGCATTACCAGACGCAAAGAATTTTGCAGTACAAGTAAAAGCAGGAATTGTTAAATTTATTATCAATTATACAACAGTTAATTCCGATAACATTACTTTTGAAGTAGGAACAACAACGGCTGACGATATGGAACCTGTATGCTTTTCAGCAGACAAATTAAAAGAAGTATTAGTTGCAAATAAAGGCGATGTAGGACAATTGCATGTATCTCCCGATGGATTATCGCGAATAGATTTTGTTGGAACTGATTTTGAATCTAGCTATTGGTTAGTAATGTTACAAAATTAATATGCAGATAGATATAGTAAATAAATCATCCAATGCACTTCCTCAATATGAAACTCCTAGTAGCGCCGGTATGGATGTTAGATGTGTAGATAAACTTACAGTAAACCCAGGCGAACGAGTATTAGCAAAAACGGGACTTTATGTAGAAATTCCAATTGGATATGAAATACAAGTAAGACCTAGAAGCGGCCTAGCATTGAAACAAGGAATAACTGTATTGAATACTCCCGGTACTATTGATGCTGACTACCGAGGAGAAATAGGAGTAATATTAATAAATCATAGTTCAACTGTTGTTGAGTTTATGCCAGGAGACAGAATTGCACAAATTGTATTGAATAAAATTGAAATAATACAATGGAGTCAATCCAATTCATTAACTGGAACAAAACGTGGCACCGGAGGATTTGGATCAACAGGAAAATAACATATGTACGGACAACAAGAAAATACATTATGGACGGAAGCGTTTCGTCCTAACACATTAGAAGGATATATTGGTAATGAACATATCATCGAAAAAGTTAAAATATTTATTGCCAATGGCGATGTGCCGCATCTATTATTTTACGGCTCGGCAGGAACCGGTAAAACTACATTGGCAAAGATTATTGCAAATAGCGTCGATGCTGATCTAATGTATATTAATGCATCAGATGAAAACTCAGTTGATGCAGTTAGAGATAAGATTAAACGTTATGCATCAACAGTTGGATTTAAACGTTGGAAAATCATTATTTTAGATGAAGCAGATTACTTGACACCTAATGCACAAGCAGCTCTTCGTAACTTGATGGAAACATATAGCAAAACAACACGTTTCATTTTAACATGCAATTATGTTGAAAAGATTATTGATCCAATTCAATCACGTTGTCAGACATTTGCTATTATGCCTCCCAACAAAACAGATGTAGCAAAGCGACTAGTATCAGTATTAGAAGAAAAACAAGTGCAATATGACATTAAAGATATTGCAGCAATCATTAATGCATCATATCCAGATATTCGTAGAGCAATTAATACAGCTCAAAGTTGTGTAATTGAAAATCGATTAACATTGGATAAGGCAAGTGCAATACAAGCAAATTATATGACAGAGGTACTAGAAATGCTTAAGGATGCTAAAGACAAAAAAGTTGCATTCACTAAAATTAGACAATGCATTGCCGACAGCAAAGTTAGAGACTTTACTCCAATGTATACTTTCTTGTATGATAATTTGGATGAATTTGCTCACGGCCATATTGCTCCATGCATTTTGATTATTGCAGAATCGCAATTTAAAGATGCTAGCGTGGTTGATAAAGAAATTAATATAATGGCAATGTTTGTAAACATACTAGGAGAAATTTAAAATAATGTCAATATCGTATCACAAAAGTATGGTAACTGTTATATTTAAAACATCTAATAGAGCTAATGCTAAAACAAAAATAAAAACGTTTCGCAACAAATCAATTGATGATATTTTATCAGCTAAACGAATAATAGGAATTCCAGAGACTTCAATTATTTTGGAATTAGGAATCGGCAAAGAACTAGAATATCAATACAGAAAACGATATAAATTATAATGGCAAAGCAAAAAGTTACTAAATCAGTTAATACTATTAAAGCGGCAACATTGTTTGATTTTATTGATGGTGTTACTCATAAAAAGAAAGAATGGTCTGCCTGGACTGATATGGATCAAAAAGCATTTAGTCCATTCATGACAAATCGATTCTTATCAATGCGTATGGAGCTGACGGAACTTATTAATGAGTTTCAAACATATACAATTGGATTATTACGGCCACAAGAAACTTATCGATTGTATTATGATTTATTGCCTACTAACAAAACATATGCAAAATACATAAAAGGCAAATCAGAAGATAAATTTGATAAAGCATTAGTTGCACAAATTGCAGAACATTATCAAATTAGTTTGTATGAAGCTGCAGATTATGTAGAATTAATGGATACGGTTGAATGTGAACGTATATTAACGTTATATGGATATAGCGATGGCGACAAGAAAAAATTATTAAAAGGAATCAAATGAGCAACATACATACACAATCACATTACAGAGGCAAGGATAGCCTTTATAAG